ATGCGTGATCTATCTGCTTTACATAAGTAGTTGTACCCCTTTCTTGACCATTAAAATATCCATCTAACATACTCTCTTCAACGTCATCTAAAGAAAAGATACCCTCTATTTTAGGCGATAAAGCCATTTTAAGACGTTCTCTGAGACTTTCTATACCTTCATGAACTAACACCTCATTAGCATCTTTAAAAGGCTTTAAATCGACTAATAAGCACTTTTCAGCACCAAACCTTCTTACTAGCTCTCTTTCTAAGTTTCTACCATTATCATCTTCATCTGTAGCTATGTAGATATATTTAGCTTGTTCAAAGACATGATAGCAGTTAGTTATACATTCAAGTTTCTTGTCTATGGATTTATCGTTTGGGTTAGGAGCACCCATATTAACAGAAGTGTGGAAGCTCACACCTGCCACCTCCCATGACAACGAATCTATTTCACCTTCACATATAACTATAGATTCACTATTTACACAATTATCATAATTGTATATAACAGGTTCTGCATCTTTACTTTGGGCAAATGTTTTTCTCTGTATTCCCCTAGCCTTATAGTTTACTATTTCTTTTTTGACTATGTAAGGAAAAACAATAGTATTATCATTTATTGAACGTATTTTATTATTATCTATTACTTGATCTGTTATACCTCTTGAATTTAAAAATTCTCTACCTTTCTCACTAAGAGGTTTAAATTTGTTGTTTTGTGGCTTCTTATACATGTTAAATTTAGATTCTACCTTTTTCTTTAGTTTTCCACTCCAACCACATTTATGGCAATTAAAAACCCCTATTTTAACATTTACTGATAAACAGGGGTCATTATAATTCTGTTTGCCCAAGCGTAAGCAGTTTGGACATTTTACTTTTTGTTGTTCTCTATTACCCTTTAAATTTATACCTAGATTAGAGAAAGTGCTATCGACTAACATATATAAAGCTAGGTATATTTATTTTTAAGTATATATAGTTATATATAATGTTCTGTCATCTTGGCATGTGGAGATATATAAACTTTTCTCTCTTTTCCATAATGACCATTAGAGGTGGTTACTCTTTTTATGTAACCTCTATCTTCTAACTTATTTAACATTCTATATAAAGTTCTAACTTTTATATTCAAAGTCTCACAGAAAGAATTATTAGATGCATAGCAATAACCTTTCTTTTTACTTAGTGACACTATCAAGGATAATAAAGCAGCTTCTGAAATAGTAAGTGTACTATTCATAAGTGCTAAATTTATATTTAAGTATCTTGACTTAGCCATATTTACCAAGGTAGTCCATCTCCACCAGATACGCTATCTGTAGATTGATTATCTTTTTTTACTGGTGTATATTGATCTAAAGTTATTGTATGGGTCTGTCCATACTGAGTAGGACTTTTAAGTTTTGATATTGTAGCTCTAAGATATTTCTTGCCTTTATAATCTACAAGGTTTTCTTTGATAACGCTTTCTTCTAAACTGAAATTAATCATTCCATAGTTACCTACTTCTTTTCCGTAACCTAAATACACTTTTTCTTTGTAATCACTCATAATATTAAATTTATAATTATACTTTCTTAAAATCTTCTGATTCATCTTCTCCAAAGACACCAAGCTCGTAAAAACCTGTCATCTTTAAAACAACCCTAGACATAGCTCTTTTCTCTGCCATCTCCATGACATACCATGTCGTACAATTCCCATCCATGTGAGTCTTACCTTTTAAGGCTGAACCAAAGGATTGAATATTAGCATCACCTTTACTGGCATAAGCCTGAACAACTGCAAAGTTTGGTTGTGATACTATCGCATTATATTCGATTTGTATATTCTCTATAGCCTGTATTTTATCTATACCAGCTCTAGTTATAATCATATAATGTTTGTGTTTGAAAATATCGTCAGCAGTAAGCTGATATTTTTTGTAAAGTTTTGCAAGTTTTTCTCTGTCCATAAATTTAAGTTTTTACAAAAGTATGGAAATATTTGTAAGTGACAAAACGCAACCTGCAATCATTCTATAGAAGGATCGCCTTTCATAAGATTTGTTTTCTGCTTACTACCCATAGAACTACCAAAGTAGTATCCTATAACTTGAGTAAAAGCAGCTACTACAGCACCAAATCCCATGTCAAATAATCTTTGTGATTCTTTAGGTATTTCCCAAAGCCCAATAGCTCCTGCTATAACTGCTACAAAACTCAAGGTGATACCCCAGCCTACAGTTTTAAATAGTATGTCGTTAGAACCTGAAGCAACTGCAGCCATTTCTCTTTGTCTGGCACTAGCCCTATCTGCAACCTCAGCTTCGTAAGCTTCAAGTATTAATTCTTGTGCTTTGATTTTATCTTCTGTAGGGGCATTTGAGGTCTTTATGGATTCTATGACCTGTTCTATATTCATGTTACCCTGTATAAGATTGCCAAGTGTTGGATTTATAAGCCCTACACTAGCCTTGAGTATCTTACCTACAGTGGTTTGTCCAAACTTCTTTTTTGCCAAAACAATAATTTGGTGGCTAATATAACAATAAAATTTTAATGATTTATTTAATCACCAATACAAAGAGTCTGTCCTACTGTTCCGCTAATATGTCCAGATGACGTTAGCATCTTTTGTTTCATCGGAGTCCACATGGATAAATGTTTTGGCAATACCAATCCTATTGAATCCTGCTTGTATGAGTGCTTCAGTGATAATCCATCTTTGTCTTGAACCTTTGACAGCAAGGTCTGCCGCTTTGCCAACGATATGTGATGAGTTCTGTTTTCCTCCAACTTCGTAATTATGTTCGATTGACCGCCAGCCAGAATTGATTTTAAAGGGTATCCCTGCAATCTCACGTGCGTTGTCGAGCATTGTAAGGAACTGACTATCCATAAACTCACCAGAATCAGGAACATCTGGGGATGCAAATTCTTCATATTTAAAATATTTAAGACTCATTACTACATTCGTTTTTACATCCACACTTACCAGATTTACAGTCATCATATTGAAGTGTTTTATTAAGTAGTAATCTATCTATAGTGTCATCCTGTAATTTAATAAGCATACCTTCAAGCATGTCTTTTGCTTGTACAAGCATTTCAATTTTCATCTCTAGATTACTTATCTTTTTCTTAGCAGCTTCTAAGTCATCAGGATTTCTTCCAGTGATACTTGCAATGACCATTGCTATACTTGCGGCAATCATACCTATTAAGGTATTTACAATCTGACTGTTTTGTTGTGGTATTGTGTATTTTGTTAAGTAGTATAAAATAATTATTACTAAGAAGAAAACAATCAAACTTCCTATATAATGTCTAATATCTTTGGCTACTCCGTTGCTTGGCATTTTCATTTCTTTAGGGCTTTATATATTTGTATTACTGTAAATGTTAAAGTCGCTGCCATTACAAGCATTTGTAGTATTCCGTTAATCTCACTCACACTAAATGCTAATGCAAATAAATTTGCAGCATATAAACTAAATATCTTCATTCCGTCATCCATCTCATTTATTTAAATGCTATATATAAGTAAGTATCTCCATTTGCATTAGTTCCTAAACTTGTCGTATTTGCTACAATAAATCCATAATCATTTACAGTAATGTAAGCAGTAGAAACTGCACCTGTTTCTTGATCACTTGTATTTGCTCTCAACCAATTATTAAGTCTATCTTCGATTGTATTCCTTCGATTATCTAACATAACCCAATCACCACTATCATCAACATTTTTTATCATTACAAAAGAAGGTTTAAAACCTACATCTGAAACTGTAACAGTACTATTTGACCCTTCATAATTACCTACCTTACTCACTCCGCTTGCAGATGCAAAACAATACATAATTAGTTCATCTCCAGTTGCATTTATTCCTGCTCTGTTTATTAAACCTATAGTAGTTGTAGTAAATGATGATATGTATTGGTCATTTCTTACTGATGTAAAAGTATCGCTTCCATCAAGATAACCCATAATAGTATCATCAGATGCTAACCAACTTGCGGCTATATTTGTTCTTTTAGCTATAATCAATTCAGGTGTTGTTGCAGTACCATCAACAGTAAGTCCATGTCCAACAGTTTCATTTGCACCACTTCCTGACCATTTTACAATACTAAATCCTTTGTCAGAATTGTTTACTTGGCTTGGGATATCTCCAACGTTATTGGTAACCGCATCAGTATTTGAGCCTTTCCAACACCAAGCAACCATAGATTGCCCATTTGCATTAGCATCACCTCCTGCTGACAGAGAGAATCCATTAGCATCAAAAGATGTTAATTTTCCGTTTGAATCTTCAATAGCATTATTTTGTGATTTAAGTCTTTTTAATACACCTCTTACGGAATCATAAAGATTATGGTCATAACCTGAAGAATCTCTTGATTTTACCCAAACAAAATCAGGTTGAAACCCTACATTAGAAATATATTGTGTGCTATTATTACCCTCATACAATATAGTCTTAAATGTAGATGTATCTGTTTCAGGTTTTTCGTTATAAAGTTGGCTAACTTGGCTACTTGAAAGTGCGGAAGCAAATATCCTAACTTGATCCATTTTTCCATCATAAGCATATGCTGAATTAGCTGCAAAAGCACCTAAAAGTATAGGTTCTGACGTACTAGTATAACTGTTATTGGTGCTGGATAACGGAGTTCCTCTTTGAACTCCATCAATCCAAAGTATAGGAGGATTAGTACCATCAGCACTGTATGCAATATGATGCCAAGTATTATTAGACATAATTTCGGTCATATCTATTGTAATATGATTACCATTATTGCCATTATAATACAAATTTGCTATCATATCTCCCCCATAAATATAAATTGCAAACTCCCTATTACCACTTGAGGGATATTTTGTAATTAATCCTCCTTGTGCAGTTACGTCAGGCATATTAACCCACAAGGATAAACCAACTTGACTTAATGTTGCAAAGCTATTTATTTGTATTTGACTATCTGTGCCATTAAATACAGCAGCTTGACCATACTTACCAAATCTGTACTCTATATTTGATTCAGTACCATCATAACTACCCTTTTCATCTTCTGCTGAATTGTCTAATTTGTAGTATGCAAGATTTGTTGTTGGATAATCATTATCAGTTGTTGTAGCAGTATGTACACAAGCGGTTTCTTCGTAAAGTGTTTCTACATCTTGCGATGATATAACCTTGCTAAAAACCCTTACTTGATCTAAAACTCCATCATAAAATTGTGAATATGATCCAGAGTTTTTTAACGCACCAATATTGTACTCACCTGTATTATTTGTTGTGAAACCAGCAATGGAATGAGTTGAATCTAAACCTCCATCAATATATATTTTAAGTTCAGATTGAGATGATGTAACAACAATGTGTTTCCAACTACCTGTTGATAAAGTTGCGGTACTGTTTTCGCTTGTGGTAACTGTGCCACTATTGGCTCTTACAACCTGTATTTTAGCAGATGAACTTATTCTAATTCCGAAGCCATTCCATCCACCATCTGAATTTACAAAAGTAATAAGGTATTGATCAGAAGATACATCATCTGGTTTGATCCAAAATGAAATCGAAATATTACTTAGACCATTAATTGGATTGCTACTTAAAGCTATGTAACTACTACTACCATTAAATCTTGCACCAAAACTTATGTTTCCGCCTACTCCAAAATCAACGTTAGTAGGTGTACCATGATAATATCCACCTGTATCGCTTGCATCATAATCAAAAGAATATAAAGCTACACCTGCTCCTTCATTTAACAGATTGGTATTGGATGTTGTTGAATCTGTTTCAGCATAAAGTGTCGCAAAATCATTATTATTTAACGCTTTATTAAATACTCTCACTTGATCTAGAAGCCCATATAATGTTCTACCAGCACTGTATGTACCTAAGTTACCTAAAGTTAAATTTATACTATTTGACCGCAATGATAGGCTTACAGATGATGTTTCAACTTGATCATTTAAATATACACTTATCTCATTCTTATCATCAACTGAAAAGCCAACAAAAGTCCAAGTGTTTAATGGAACAGTATTACTGCCAACATAAATATTACCAGATGATAGGTTACTAAAAAACTTTAATGTTCCGTTATCAATATAAAATATCCAAGATTGTTGTCCTGAACTACCATTCCAATAAGCACCTGCTATAGAATAATAATCACTACCTACACTATCTTGTGTTACATAAATCCAAGCGGACAATGAAAATGAATTGCCTAATATTGTTGGAGATATACTTGTTGTAAAGTAATCAGTGTCGCTATTTGATAACGATGCGGCTTGTCCAAATTTACCTGTTACATACGATGGGCTACCTTGAGCAGTCGCATTATAATTACCTGTTTCATCATTAGAATTACCATCAAATTTATATGTAGCAATATTACTACTGTATGTGCTATCAGCACCAAATACTTGTACTGATTCAGTAAGACAAACTGCATCACCTGCACCTGTGCTAATTATTCTTCTGCCTAAACTCATGTTTACTCTGGTTTTTCAGGAGGGAAAAACTTTACATTATAAAGCAATGCAGTCTTATAAGACTTCTTGGCATTTACTTCAGCTTCTAACCTGTCGGCTTCTGTAAGTATACTTGCTCTCTCTGTAGCAACATCTGTATTTATGTCAATACCCCTCTCTGACTTCCTTATAACTTGCCAATCTGTAGGTTGTAATAACTCACCTGCTTTTGATTTAATCTCTGATATCTTACTTGCCTTAATATCGGCTAACTTATACTTTTTCTCTTTTTCACCTGTTGGCTCACCATCTTCTCCTATGATATCAACTTCTATATTGAAGTCAATATCAGTAACATCATAAGTTACTATTTTTTTCTTTTCGTCAAAGTACAAACCTCCTTTGGTTTGAGTAAGTGGATTGAAACTTGGTCTTACAATATCATAAAACCCCTCTGCTTCTAGAACTTCAGCAGATGCATTTCTAAAATTTATAATGTGTCCAGACTTTCCATTCCAAGTCTCTGGCAATAGTTTTGTAGGATAAATTCCTGTATTTGTTACTTGAGCTTTCATAATTAGTCTGGGTTTGAATCTTCAGCAAAAGAATTTACTGTATAGTTTACGATAGAAGCACCATCACTTTCTTTTACGCAAACTAGAGTAATGTGATTAGTCTTGCTTGTATCAAAGTTTGTGCTTCCTATTTTATTGAATGTTGTAGTTCCTAATCCTGTACCACCTGCAAAAGTTATTGCCGCACTTGACAATG